AGTTGTGGTTTGCTAAGACAGCAACCAAACCAGAGGTTTCAGTTTCTACATTGGAACACAATTATCTTAATCACAAGTTTTATTACCCCGGATCTGTAGAATGGTCTACGGTAACAATTGATTTGGTGGATCCTGTTTCTCCTGATGCAGCAACCGAAATGGCTAAGATTTTAACAGCAAGTGGATACGCTGGTCCCAAGCAGCTAAAAGCCCCAAACCCAGAAACGATTTCAAAGGGTAAGTCTGTGGCTTCTTTAGGACAAGTTAAAATCACCCAAATTGATGGAGACGGAAATCAACTTGAAGAGTGGACATTGAACAACGCTTTTATTACCAAAGTTGCTTATGGCGATTTAGCATACGGCGACGATGAATTATCAGTAATTAGTTTAGAGTTGAGATACGATTGGGCTACTCTGCAAGCAAGAGAAGGCTCCGCTCAATACTGGCAAACTTAATATTGATTAAGCAAAATATTTCTAATTATAATAAAGAGGTGAAAATTGTCTAGAAATAAAAAAAGGACTGCATCTGGTCTTGAGAGTAGAAAGCCAGATGTAGCAGATCCTGTGGCAGCAACAGCCGGGGGTTTAACTTTTTCTACACCAACAGAGCATGTGGAGATTCCATCTAGAGGGAAATATTACCCAGAGGGTCATCCACTTCACAACGAAGAAACCGTTGAAATAAAGTATATGACTGCCAAAGAAGAAGATATCTTGACATCACAAAGCTTATTGAAAAAAGGTTTAGCACTTGAAAGATTGCTGGCGAGCATTTTGATAGATAAAACAATCGATCCATCTTCTTTGCTTGTGGGTGATAGATCAGCTATTTTGATAGCTGCCAGAAAAACAGGATATGGTTCTGAATATGAAACCAGATTAAATTGTCCTTCGTGTGCTTCTAATGTTAATCACTCTTTTGATTTAAATACTGTGGGGGCACCACAACAAGATCAGGAGT